AACCCTTTTAATTCTGTTACATTTAAATTTACTTGTGCCATGTTTTTTTCTATTAATTTAATTTATAATTCTGCATCAAATGAACAAGATCCTGTTTCTTGTATGCATTCTAATATTTTTCTCCCTAAAAGATAATCATAGTATTCTGAAAGTTGGCTTTCTGTTAATTCAGGTAAGCCACCTTCATTTATATATGAAGCAAAAGATAACGGAGCATCATCTTGTGTTTTGTATAGATCAAAATATATTTTCAATGCTTGTTTTTGTGGACCAAACGTATCTTCAATATGTTTTAATTCTTTTTGTAATTCTTCTAGATCATCTTCACTATAGTTATACTGTAAATATTCAGGTGGTTTACCTATTACACCAAATCTATCTGCAGCATCACTATTTTGTATTGCAAAAGCAAATTTACCATCTATGTCTCCTGAATAATATCTTCCCATAATTAGTTTAGTTTAATAACCTTACCAGGTAGTTCATCATTCATAGTAGAAATACTACTTAATACCCATAAGGCATTATTTGGACAATCTGATGGAGCATATGCTTCACCATCTGTTAAATATATTAGTGCTGTATAACACTTCTTTTGATTATAATGGTCAATTACAGGTTGGAAACTTGTTCCACCTCTACCATGTATAGCCCAATCTTTTTTTGGATTAAACTCTTCTACAGTTCTAAGTGTTGTATCACATTGTGCAACAGTAATTTTGTGTCCTGTTTTAGTCATGTGACATAACTCATTGTAAAACTCTTTAAGTTCTTCTGTATTTACAGATCCGGATGTGTCAATACCAACAAGAATATGATTTTTAAATTTAATCTTTAGTCCTGGGTTTTCAGCATATCTTTTATTGTACTTACGTCTCAACTTTTTAGTATATACTACAGATGAGTTTCCAACAAATCTTCTCAAATAAGCTTTCCAATCAAATTTAGCTGGTTCAATATGAAATAACTTTGCAATCAATTCACTTAATTCACCAGGAACATTTCCTTGTTTCTTTTGAGTTTGTTCTGCAGCCTCTTTTAACTGATGATCTATTTGTTTTTGAACAAGTTTTTTATCAGCTTCAGGTAACTCATCAAATTCTTTCCACGTACTATGGCAATACTCTGATTCACCATCCATTTGATCCATTAATGAATCTAATGAAGGAGATGTTCCATCTTCTTTGGCCTGTTCTAATAATTCATAATAGACTTTGGTTCCTGCTTTTGTAGGAAGATTTAATTCAGGAAAACTACTTAGTAATAATCCACCGTCTGGTAGCATGTTAGAGCTAATATATTGATTGATCTCTAGATCAGCAGCTATATTAAATAACTTGTGATCAGAATAAAGATCCCTCATCAATAGATGCCCAAATGCTATGTGTAATAATTCATGCTTAATCAATCCAACTCTATGTGGTTCACTCAAATCAGTGAAGAAATTAGGGTTAATTGTTAACTGCATACCAATTCCATGTTTACTTACACCTGCAGTAGGTATACGGTCACTGAATTGTTTATTTATACCAATTAAAAAAAGCCCGTAAAAGGGCTCATCTAGAATTAAAGTCTTGGTGGTTCTTGCAACACCATCTTGTATATTTATCATTTTTGTGGGTATAATAGTTTTAATAATATTTTTTTGTAAACAACATAGTCTCCTGCATTTTTTACTACAGAGTTAATGTTTTTACCAACTAATTCTTCAGATGTATAAGTTTTACTAATAGCTGTCAGAAAACGTGTTCTTTTATCAAATAACATTGATTTAGTAAATAATAAATCTAAAATATCTTTGTCATCAAAATCTAAGTTTTTGTAATTCTCTAAAGCTAATTCAAAGTCTTCATCTAAACCCATGAACATTTCACGTAATGAAAAAAATTCTTTAACTGTTATTAATGTCATCTGGTAAAATTTCTATAATTACTCCAGGATTAACTTTGTCATATTCGTATTCTACAAATACAGGTAATATACAATCTGCATTATCATCTTCAATCCAACCAAATGTAACCATATCATCTTGCACTGTTTGTGCAGGATTAATATAATCAAACTTGTGTTTGCTGCCTCTGATGAATGTAAATTGAATACTTACGGGTGGTTGATGTTTGGCCAACTCAGCTTTAAATTCATCTGCATACTGTGCATAATAATCTTTAGCTATTTTTCTATAATTCATAACAGTTTTACTTGCTATAAAATACTTACCGGTCCATCTTCTACCATTCTTACTACTTGGGACTGAGCCCGGTATGAACCATTTCATTTATTTATTTGTTTAAAATTTCTTTAAGTAAAGGTTTTAATGTTTGATGTACAATATCAAAACCATGTTCACGCATAGAATCACTAATATCTTTAGACAAAGGCAGTGCAAAGCCATCTAAATTGTATAAGGTTTTATACTTATCAATTGCTAGACTACCTGCAATATCATTATCAAAAAATGTGATTACTTTTTTATATTTCTTTTTTAAGTGCTCAATAACATGGGGTTTAATTATTGTATTCTCACTGTCTGGTGCTAGTACTTCAATGTTATAACCAATACTTTTAAGACATAAAGCATCTTTTAATGATGAACAAATTACTAAATAAGGTTGAGTGTAAGTTAATTGATCAAAACCTTGAAGGTATGATTTTACTTTATGAAATTTATGTTTACTGGATGGTTGATATATTTTATACAACTCATCATCTTTATTAAAATATCCATAGATAGAATGTCCTTCAATCTTTATTTTTTGAAATTCACTTCCTTCTTCTTTAAGTAAATTGTAATACTCAATAGGTTTTACATTATATTCCTTTAGCAAGTTTAATCCTATTCTAAAGTTTAACCAATATCTACCATCATTTTCAGTCCATTGTCTTGTATTAACAAAATCAATTTCCCATTTTGCTTGAGCTTTAAAAGAAATTTGTTCAAAATCAGTTGTTTTAACATAATTGTTGTAATCATCTACTATCTTTCTAACAGCATCTTTATATTCCATATTAAACATTTGTTTAACTAAGTCAATTTTGTTGCCATTTTTACCAGTTGAAAAGTCCTTAAATTTATATACATTCATAGATTTATCTACATATATACAAAAGCTTGGAGTTTTATCATTAGGATTAAAGATTGATTTAATCTTTACATCTTGACCTGTTAAGGGTTCTGATAAATTTAAATAATATTGAAACACCCAATAGCTGGGAACATCTGAATCTTCTAATACTAAATTTTTTGTGTTAAACATATTGAGAATATAAATAAAAATGGGACTGACATATTACAGCCAGTCCCATAATTAAGTTAATTATTACAAATCAAAATCATCACCAGAACCAGTTGATGCAGGTTCAAAATTACTTGTTGTAGGTGAATTTTTCTTTTCTATTTTTCTCAAATGATTTGGATTATTGCTATCAAAAGTTAATAATTTAGAATTTTCAACATTCAATGCTTCTACAGGTACACCTTCTTTACTAATTTTAGGTAAATAAAGATCATTGTTTACATATCCTTCAGTGTTTTCCCACTCACGTGCACCAAGACATACATTTACATATGTTGGACCTGATAATAACTTATCACATTTTACCATCCAGTCTTCAATTGTATTAGATTGAATAGCATCTAAAGCAGCTCTTTTATCTAAAGCTTCAGCTAAAAATATCATTGCTTTCATTACCTCAGTATCTCTACTAATTTCTTTACCACTTGGTAATGTAGTGTCTTTATATGGATAAGGTGAATATCTCACTCTTCCTACTTGACCTTCATAACGCGCACCGTCAGGTTTATTCATATCTTTCAAAAATCCTTGAAAATCTCCTGTTACAGGCTCTGTTTCTACATGTAACATAATGTTATATGCATTTGCATCATAAGGAGTTTTATCAAAACTAATTGAATTGATTTTTACTTTGTGATTTCCTGTTCCAACTACTGGTTTCTCTTTGCCTGAAGCGGCTGACATGTCTTTAGTACTTAACATAATTGCTTTTTTTAATTAATTAATTTTATTATTATTCTTCATATTTTTTAATGCAATCTTTTACAAATTGCAGGTTGTTTGGGATGAAGATTTCCTCAAACATACCTTGGGGTGATTTACATGTGTTCTCTCCATTGTTTTGTGTGTCAAAACCATAGATAAGTTCACCATCATCATTTTTAATAACTTTACCAAATAAAACAATAGAAAATAGACCTTCCAAAGTTAAAGTATTGTCAATCATTTTACCAATTGTTTTTGCTTTAATTTTTCTATTTCCATTGATATCAGTTGCATCTTCTGAGTGAGTCAAAAAGAATACAGTTAGATCATCTCTCAAATCTTTAGGTAATTTAGCTACCTGAGCTAAGTTTGCTGCAATTTGAGTAAATTTTTCATAACCTTTTTCATTTGCTCTATCAAAATATTCAAAAGAACTCATGTACTGCCAGTCATCTACAACTAAAGTCTTGATGTGTGGCATTTTTTCATTAACATGTAAAATAGCTTTAACAACTCCTGCTGCAGAAGATGATGATGCTAAATTACCTTTTGGATTGTCTTTTGAGATAGCTGCATACATTCCTTTCCAACCTTTAAAAGGTAATGGTTTGTTTGCAATGTTAATTACAAAAGTTTCATCAGGATTTAGATGTCTAATTGATGTTGATTTGCCGGTCCCTGAGTCAGCAATGATTAATACACTTTGTGCCATATTTATTTATTATTTGTTAAGGATACTATTTAATGTTAATTGAATTGATTTAAGTGTTTTATTAATTTCAAGTAATGCATCAACTAAACCAGGTGCTTCTTTTTTATCTGGATCTGGTAGATCTGGATTAGCAAAGTCATGGATTAGTTTACCTCTACTTGTTACATCATTTATAATTTTTAACTCACTAACAGGTATTATATGTCTTATAAATCCAGTACTTGATTCAACTAACTCATATTCTTCTTTCCAATGAGGATTGTTTTTATGAAGATACAAAGTTCTTTTTGGGTCTTCTGTATCATAATTTATACTTACAAATTCAGTATAAATATCTTCATTCTTTTCAAACTCACTAGGAAAGAAACTAACATATAGTTCATCTTTTCCGGTTGGCCTATAAGCCATTTTAGGAATATATAATGCATTGATTATTCCATTAGTTTGGAAGTAATCTTCATGCTCTTCTCTCAAAGCATTTACCTTATTTTTACGTTCATCAGGTGTTATTGCCATTTCTTTTGTATTATTTAAATTTTTAGTACTTATCATATTTTTTATCTTCTTTCTTGAACTCCTGGTGTAGCCATTTCTTCAATTTGCATTGATTCAAATTTAGCTTTAAAGAAACTCATTCTAGTATCACCATTTCTTGCTTTAAGAAAGTGTAACACTATGGTTTTATCATCTTCAATAATATATCTATCAGGCCCATAAAATCTAATCTTTTGTTTTGCGGGTCTATTAATACCAATCAAAGTATCAGCATGTTGCAACATAGCATCTGAACCAAATATATCTGACTCAAGAATATAGTTACCATACTTACCATCTATGGCTCTCTCTGGGTTATCAATATTTCTATTGAGTTGAGATAAAGCAATAAATAAACAAGGATAGTCACGTTTACATTGAGTAAAGAACTCACCTAATTCAAATAACATATCTAAAGTATTGTTTTGGTAAGGTGCTCTTTTAACTAACATAGTATGATCCAAAGTAATTATTGTTTTTACGCCTTTATGTTGATGCATATACATATCAATTTGCTCACGCATTTGATTTACAGTCATGGGTGTACTAACAATATCCACAGGATGTTTTACTCTTTCTTTTGCATACTGATGACAAGTATTAAGTGTATCAGCAGTAATTAAACTTCCTGCACTACATAACTCTTTATAAGTTTTGCCGGTGACTGATGAAAATTCTCTAATTGCTGAGGTTCTACCAACCATTTCATATTGA